AAGGCAAAGGATCGCTCAGTTAACCACTCACAAGCCCCAAAATGAGCTTCTACGGCCTTAGATACACCCATTTGGTAGTCTAGGAACTCCGCAAGCATAATGCCCTCATAGAAACTTTCTAAGGCTCCGTGAATGGCTGTACCCCGCTCTGCCGCTTTTCTGGCGTGCTCCTTGGAGTCATGCTTAACCCGCTCGATGTAGGATTCCTCCGACTCATCTGAAGCCCTGGGTAGGGTCATACAGGCAAGCATCATCTGGTTGAGTTTCCACGCCTCCAGTCCAGGCTTGGCGGCGCAACCAATGATCGTACTGACCGAGGGGACTAGCTTCATAGTCCTTGCATCACGCAACGTGGTATTGCGCTGTGTACCGTTCTTAGCGGTGACTGTGTATTGTGGCATTCCTTCCTGGGTGTACCAGTGTTGGGACTCACTTGCTCTTGCGATTACTGTTGTCATTGTTTTCCTTAAATTTTTTATTAATTACTTCCCATTGCTGACGGCTAAGTGAGTACCAAGGTTGCTTACCACCTGCCCTGAAGGCTATTTGCCAGATATTCCAACAAAAGTCTTCCAGTTCAGGGGGTAAGTTCTCGTCATCAAACCATTCTTGGAATTCGTCTTTATCAGAATGGTGGGCCATCATCGTCCTCCAAATCGTTATTCATGTCCTCAAAGCCCGTGTTTGTTCTGGCCTTCCACTCTGGGCTACTCTCAATCTTGAACTTTACGTTCTTACCAAAAGTATCAAATATCTTCATATCTGGCTCAGCAATATTGAAGATGACCAGATCGTTATGCCCTTCTGGTAAGCCAGATCCCTTGACTACCTGTGGGACGGGGGCTAAAGATGCTACGTTTGAGTAGACTTTATCGCCAACTGGCTTTTGGATGACGTTAATCATGCACCATGCGCCAAGGACGTTTTTGAGGTCAAAGCGGTTGAGTTCATCTTGGGTGAAGGCTCTACCCCTCCAAGACTGTAAATCAGCCCGTAGAGCGGCTTTATCGTTCAGGGATAGGGTATACGTCTTAAAGATAGCCATTGGCTCACCTTTGTCGGTTGTGACGCTCTCATCCCCATGGATTTCCCAACAGATCATTACCTTGCGTGAGAAGTTGGCTTTACCCTCGAACTCGGACTTTTGGGTACCGAGGTCAATAATTCGGTAGCAACGGGCTAGGTGTAGTCCTGATGGTACGTTCTTGAATGTTGATGCTTGATTGTTACTGCTTGCGTATAGGCTCATTTGTTTCTTCCATTAATTTGTTGTAAATAATTTTCTGTTTAGGTGTCAATTTTTTGTACTCTTCGATCATTACGTATAGGTCATATTCCTCCAGTTCTTGTTTGCTTCTTTTAAAATCTTCCCACTCTTCCATCATTCTGTCATTCATCTTTATTCTCCCTTTCTTTCATCATTGCATCTGCCATTCGGTATGCGGCCTTAGCTGTTTGTTCTGGAGTAACTCCCTCATAAATAATTCCTTCCATAGCCAAACCTGCAAACCAATCCCTCAAGTCCATTCCAGTTTGGTAAGAGGGTTGTTTTTCATTTAGTTTTGGAAATGCTTTCATTTAAGCACCTCTGCTGATTTAAGTTTGCATGATTCTCCATCAAATGTAAGCTTGAGATTTGCCTCACTGAATGGATATTCTTTTAATATATTTACACCCCAATTGAAATGAAAAAATACATACTGCACATAATCAGGCTTAGGCTCTGGTTTTATTCTGTACTGGTAATCATTAGCCCAAACAAAATACTCTCCTAAATCTTTCCAACCATGATTGCAATCAAAACATTGAATCTGAGCACCATCTGCCCATGCCTTGATTAGTTCTGCGTGTTTATGTGGTTTCATACTGCCCTCATTACTCTTTGATTACGTCCTGAGAAACCTGGTCGTTTCTCTCCTGTATCTACTATTAATCCCTTCTTCATAAGAGGACGATAGCGTGGGGTTATAGAAGAGGCTCTAATGTGAGGCAGAGCATTTTCTACTTCTTCACTGATGCAACCATTTGGGAAGCTTTTAATCGTATCTAAAACGATTTGTTCCATCTTGGTGGCATCTACGGATAGCGCCGCATCTACAGAAGTTTCTGGATCTGTTAAACGAACCCCACCCGAGGTATTAAATTGAGTCATAATTTGTTTGAATATATTCATGCGTCACCTGTTACAGCAAAGTAAGAAATAACAACAGACAAAAGTACAGATACCAGTACCGAGTAGGTAAACCAGTCAAGCATTGTCCAAAAGTCTTGGGGTTCTCTGATGCCAAGCAGTGCTCGTTGGATCAGTTCATCATCCTCTGACATATTGTTACGTAGAGGAGGTTCGTAATAGCATCCTATCTGAATGCCCGATTTGGTTGTTGTATAAACTTTCATTTGATTCCTTTAAAAACCCGCTATGCGGTACAGATAATGTAGCATAGTTTTTTAACTATAAGTTAACTGTGGTATATTTAACACAAAGTTAACGTATAATCACAGCAGAACACAAAGGAACACTATGCAACGCAAAGAACCAGAACTCAGCCCACTCGCCCGTCAACTGCTCGGTAGCTCTGGGGCTATGAAGTTATTCACCCAGACGGAGTTTGATGATGCTTTGACCGTAGCCAAGGCTGAGATCATGGCTATAGCTATTGAAACGACTAGGAAGGCTATATCTATTGAGAGGGAGGCTTGCGCTGACTTGGCGATGGAGTGGAGCCAAGAGGAGTTGTCTCAAGCAATTAAGAATAGGATGAAGAAGAATGACTGAAGAAGAAATAATTGAGATGGCTATTGATTCTGGTTTTCCAATATCTAAAAAGGAAGACCCAATTAATTTACCTCAGTTTTTTTATTTTGCCAAACTAATAGCAAAAAAAGAACGTGAGGAGTGTGCAAAGGTGTGTGATGCGTATGACAACGGTAGATATTCAAATGCCGCAGATTTGTGCGCTGAAGCAATTAGAGCAAGGGGACAAGAATGAGTGCAATACCAATATTGCAAATGGCTAATGACATTTTAAAAATCATAGAAGAGGTTGCTCTTGATTATCCAGAAGAAGAAAGAGAAGAGTTAAAGGCAGTTATGCTTGGGCAATTAGGACTGGCAATGTTTAATAGACCCATGGAGGGCAAGAATGATTAAGCTAACCTATGAGCATATTTGTGATGGATGCAAGAAAACGCTTGATACAGAAGTTTATGAATGCAGTGACTATCCTGGAATGGAATTTCCAAGACCACATAGACAATTTTCGTTTAATTGGTTGGGGATAAATGCTCAACTATGCAAAGATTGTGCGGCTCCTTTGTATGAAGCACAAGAGCAAACTATGAAAATAATTATTGCTAATAGGGGACAATAATGACATTGAATGAATACTTTAAAGACGAGCCAAAAGGCGCTATAGTGGAGATGGCTGAATACCTGGGGGTAACTGCCACCTGGTTATCTTTGCTCATCCACGGGCATCGTAAGCCCTCTCCTGCCCTATCCATCAAGATAGAAGAGGCTACCCAAGGACTGGTGAAAAGAGAGGTTCTTAGACCTGATATTTTTATGGTATAGTTTAGCGAAACACGGCTAGGTATGAAGTCATGAGCATACCGAAAAGAGAACAGACCCCTCCTGCCGAGGTTTCCTTTCACAGGGTCTACATTACGGGTCTGAAAATATATGCATTACTACAAAAAAAATATTGGCGATTATGCCAAGAAAGCAGGTCGTTTGACCATGCTACAACACGGAGCGTACACGCTTCTTCTCGATGCGTGTTATGACCGTGAACAGTTCCCCACGCTAGATCAAGCTATTGAATGGACGTGGGCTTCTAATCAACAGGAAATAGAGGCTGTTGAGTTTGTTCTTAAGAAGTTTTTCTTACTTGAGGGCGATAAGTACGTTCAGAACAGAATACGTGAAGAGCTTGAAAATTACCATAACAACTCCGTAATAAATAAACGGATCGCTATTGAGAGAGAGGCGAAGCGTAGAGAAAAAGGAACGAAGCGTACACGAACCGTGCACGAAGCTCCACCTAACCATAAACCACTAACCAATAACCAAGAACCAGTAACCAGTAACCAGAGTAATACCTTTTTTGATATGTTCTGGAAGACTTATCCTAAAAAAATAGATAAGGCTAAAGCGCAAGCATCTTTTAAGAAAATAAATCCTGATCAACAACTTCTAAATACCATGCTTGTTGGATTAGAAGCACAGTGCAGATCAGACCAATGGACAAGAGAAAACGGTAAATTTATTCCTCACCCATCCACTTGGCTGAACAATAGACGTTGGGAAGATGAGGTATCTGTGCCAGAAAAGAAAAACATTTTTGCGGGGGCTGTATGAAAGGACACCAAGCACTAATCGACCTGCGTAAGCGCAACATCCACCCAACTCTGGCCTTTATTTACGACCAACCCTACCTGCCAAACTGGGTTGAGGAGGATCACTCCCCCGAGATCACGGTCTATGACGAAAAAGCCCTAGATCGCATCGACCTGCGCTTTTTGATGGGGATGTATGTCTTTGCCTATGCCAGTACAAAAGAACGTGCTGTAGCCCTGTTTGAAGCCTTGCTGAAGGCAAAAGCAGACTTCATCAGCGTAACTTGGCAGGGCGAAATCAGAGAAAAGCACTACTACAACCGTATATACGACTCAAGAACTGGATTTGATGAATTGGAGCAAGCAAATGAACACACTGCCTGATGACGTAGATTTTGAGGCTTATCTGCAAGCCACCGAGATGCAGGCGAGGGTACATCCCGCCAAATCCTACATCCAAGACTTGATCCTAGACCTTGAGGAGCACAAAGACGGTAAGAAAGTCACCCTACCTTGGGCGAAGACAGCACCATTCTTTCACTTCAGGGAGGGAGAGGTAACGATTTGGGCAGGGCAGAACGGGCACGGGAAGTCTATGGTGACCTCCCAGGTGGCACTTGGGCTGATCCAACAACAGCAAAGGGTCTGTATCGCAAGCTTTGAGATGAAGCCTGTGACGACCATGAAGCGCATGGCTAGGCAGTACATTGGCATGAATCCAACGTCCAAGGAGTTTATGAACCCCGAGGGATTAGAAGCCCTCAAACAGCTTTATAACGAGTTTGGGGTATGGTTGGATCAGGGTATGTGGTTCTATGACCAACAAGGCTCGGTAAAGCCCGATACTGTACTTGGAATGATCAAGTATTGCTTTGAGGAGCTAAAGATTCAGCACATATTTGTGGACTCGCTGATGAAGTGCGTGATGGGTGAGGATGACTACAACGGGCAGAAATACTTTATCGACAGATGCTGTGGACTGGCAAGGGATTATGCAGGTCACATCCATGTTGTCCACCACCTGCGTAAGCCCAAGGATGAGTACGAGTTGCCCGATAAGCACGACAACAAGGGTTCAGGCTCGATCACCGACCAACCTGACAACATCATGCTCGTTTGGAGGAACAAAAGAAAAGAGGACGACTTAAAGAATAAAGGACCACTGAGCGCCGCACAATCAGATCCAGATGCAATGATTCTCTGCCGTAAGCAAAGGAACGGGGAAGATGAGCCATCATTCAACCTCTGGTACCACAAAGACTCACAGCAATATGTTGAAGAGCAAGGGATGAACCCCATGAGATTTAGGACAGCATTTTGATGTGGTATCATTAACTCAAAGTTAATCCATAGGAGTTGTAATTGAAATATTTAAGTGTATGTAGTGGTATCGAAGCGGCGACAGTTGCTTGGCATTCGTTAGGTTGGGAAGCGGCAGGATTTAGTGAGATTGAGAAATTCCCATCAGAAGTTTTAAAACATCATTATCCAAACGTCACTAATTTTGGTGACATGACTAAATATAAGGAGTGGAATCTTGGAACAATTGAGCTTTTGGTCGGAGGAACCCCATGTCAATCATTCAGTGTCGCAGGACTTAGAAAAGGACTTGAAGACCCAAGAGGAAACCTCATGCTCACCTATTGTGGACTTCTTGATAAATTTAAGCCCAAATGGTTTGTCTGGGAAAACGTGCCAGGTGTCCTCAGTTCGGCGGGAGGACGGGACTTTGGTTCCTTCCTCGGGGCGGTGGCAGAACTCGGGTATGGGTGGGCCTACAGAGTCCTTGACGCTCAGTACTTCGGAGTGGCCCAGCGACGCAGACGTGTGTTTGTTGTCGGATGTCTTGGAGACTGGGAATCTGCCGCAAAGGTTCTTTTTGAGCCAGAAAGCTTGCGCAGGGATACTCCGCCGAGCAGAAGCAAGAGGCAAGAAACTACCAGAGAATTTGTACCAAGCCTTGCTAACTGCCTCCAAACAACCAGTCACGAATGGAGCAGAGCAGATGGCTTCAACATGATTGCATTTGAGAATAGCCGTAGAGATGGCGTTCGTTTGTATGATGGAGTGAGCAACACTTTGCAAGCATTCATGGGAACTGGCGGTGGAAATAGTCCTATGGTTTCTTATTCACTTCAAGGTTCAGGTTCAACATCACAAAATGCAAATGGTTTAGGAATAAATGAAGACATATCATTTACTCTTAATAGCACAGATCAGCATGGAGTTGCATATTCTTTTGATAGTCTTGCAAGCAATAGCATGAAGTCTAAAAATCCAGATAGCGGATGCAGGCAGGTTGAATTGTCCAAAACTTTAGATACTACAGTGCCTGATCCAAGTAAGAATCAAGGTGGACTAGGTATTGTTCAGGCATTTAATTCAAATGCAAGACCAGATGAGATGAATACACTTGATGTCAATCATGGATTAACGTGTAGCCAAAGCGCCGCAGTCCTAAATAACATGGCAGTACGTAAGCTGACCCCAGTTGAATGCGAGAGATTACAAGGATTTTCAGATAACTACACCGACATCAAGCCAAAAGGAAAAGACACACCCGATGGTCCAAGATATAAAGCGCTTGGCAATTCAATGGCTGTACCCGTCATGGCTTGGATTGGTAAAAGAATACAGATGGTTGAAGATGAGAGTTGAACTACCCTTCCCACCAAAAGAACTATTTCCAAATAGGATGCATGGTCACGCATGGGCTAAGCTTTACAAGTTGAAGGGCGAATGTCGTGAGACGGGATTTTATTTAACAAAGCAGGCAAAAGGAAATTGGACTTGGAATCGTGGTAGCATTAAGCTCAAGTTAATGTATGTGATGCCAGATAAGAGACATCGTGATATTGATAATTGCTTGGCGGCGAGTAAATCATTATTGGATGGTATGGCAGATGCTTTACAGGTTAACGACAAGTTCTTCAGACCGATTGAAATCAATTGGGAGCACGGGGACAAACCAGGAAAGATAATAGTGGAGATACAACAGGATGATCAGTAAATACACGGCGGGTAGCAAGATTCACCAAGCACTTGAGCGAATCAATAGATCAAGCTTGACAGCCCAAGAGCTTAGAAAAGAGATTAACTATACCCAGTCAATACTCAGGCTTGAGGAATTCATCATCACTCCATTGTTATCGGATGGATATATTGTCAGAGGGGAAACAAATAACTTCTTTTCCCTTTTGAGGGTAACGCCAAAGGGTGAGGAGAAGTACAGGGAATTGGGAGTTGTAAAGCGCCATATGCCCAGGATAGAAAAGATTGATCGGTTTGTAGGATCTTATGACGGGAAAGAGCTAAAGGCTTTTACTGGAAGACCAGGCGCTATGGATCACGAACAATATCCTAGTTTATTTCCTGATGGTCCAAGATACAGGAGAGTTAGATGAATAAAGAAAGATATGCAAGTGGATTTGTTGATGTAAGGAATATTTATCCTCACGTTAAATTCCATGAATACACAAACCCACCCTATAAACCCCCAACATTTTTCGAGAGAAATGAACATCTGATTATTGGATTGGGTGTGATTGTTGCATTTATTGTTGGTGCCATTGGTCTTGTTAATTTATTAGCACCATCGGAACAGCAACTTGCTGAATGGCATAAACCACAAATAATCCAAGAATTTGATGGATGTAAGGTATATCGTTTTTATGATAACAACTTTCACTACATAACCAGATGTGGATCGAAAGTTACAACACAAAAGAATTGGAGTGAGTACTGCGGTAAAGCCTGCACTCAACACAGAACTGAAGAATTAACAACCGAAGGAAATGAATGAAAAAGCCAAAACAAATTGACCCACAAGAAGCCGTTGACTTTCTGATTGATCAGAGCAAGCCCTACGCCAAAGCCAAATCAGAGCGCATCTACATGGAAGAGTACCGCAAGACCTTAAAGGCTCAACTGATGATTGAGGCAGAGAGTTTTGGTCATAAGACAGCCGTGACGCAAGAGAGGGAGGCGTACAGCCACACTCAGTATGTAGCCCATTTGCAGGCGCTTAAAGAGGCTGTAGAGAACGAAGAGCGGTTAAGGTGGATGATGATAGCGGCGCAGGAAAGAATCGCTGTATGGAGGTCGCAGGAGGCTTCTAATCGCAATATAGAAAAAGCCACATTATGAACAGTAAGCTAACCAAGGCTGAGCGTGATTACCTGGGGATGATCAAGACTCTCCCCTGCGTAGTCTGCGACCAAGCGGGGCCAAGCGATGCTCACCATATCAAGCAAGGTCAAACCTATACATGCATCCCTCTGTGCAAGGACTGCCACCAGGGTAGCCACAACGGTATCCACGGCAGACAACATATGTGGAAGGTCATGAAGATGGATGAATTGTTGGCTTTGAACAACACGATTGCAAATTTAATGTCTGTTTTTTTAAGAAATTAGGGTTTTCGATAATAAATATTTTGTGTTGGGATGGTTTAAGCATTAACTTTAAGTTAAGATACGCATATCGGTTACCGATATTTAAATTTAAAAGGAAAACGAAATGACAAACGCAAACATCCCTCTCTCTTCAGTAGACACACTCGGCGAATTACTTGCACGTATCGCAGAACTCACAGCCAAGGCTGACGCAATCAAAGACCAGATCAAAGACAATGCATCAGCAGGCGGAGATAAAGTTGTTGAAGGCACATTGTTCAAAGCCACATATACAGAAACAAACCGTAACACGGTTGACTACAAATCTTTATTGGCTGAACTCCAAGCTCCCGCTGAGTTGGTCGCCAAGCATACCAAGGTCACAGCAGTATTTGGCGTAAGAGTTACAGCACGGTAAACCAAAGCCCCTTCGGGGGCATCAAGGGAGAAGAAAATGAAAAAATCATGGGCAAAAGAAAACGTAGTAGTTATGCACAACGATTATGACAATACTTGGACTGTTAAGACAATTCCATTGACATATTTGCAAGCAATTAAATTTATAACCGCAAATCGTTGGAATCATTCAATGGATAAAGGTACGGTAAAAATCGTAACTTTAAATGAGTTAACTGAATTACAAGGAATTTAATCATGACACAAGACGAAATCAAACAACAAATCGCTGACATTGAACGTCAACTTGATCCATTAGAGAATTGGAAAGAAGGATATAAGCAAGGACTCAAGGCCGCTGTAGAGTCAATCAATGAGATGACTGGCAATAATTTTGAAAACATTGTGGACATCATCCTACATATGAGAAAGTCCAAATGATGGATACTTTAGTATCAGTAATTTACTTTATGTTGGCGTGTCTTATTTTTCTCGTAGTAT